AGGTGGTTCTTGAGTTTCTCTTTTCCTTACTGTTTCTTCTCAGATTTGAATTATGTATTCTTCCGGATGCTTAGATCCTTTGTGGGCTCCTTTGGTAGCTATTGCTGGAGGAATAGCATCTGGAGGTATTGGGTATGGAATTGTTAAAGCGATCAATAAGAACAATTTACCGTTTATTGCGAACCAGTCATCAACAACAACTCCTGGAGGATTTGGTGCTGTGGAGGCACCTGTAGATGCAACAAAACCGGCCGACGGTAGCAAATGCGCAGAAGCTAACGGCGATGATTTTGTTTGCGACTTATACAAAAATGGGGAACTTATAACAACTACGATATCTCAGACACAGCCTTAATTGCTCCACGAATCATGCGATGATATGTCATCATGTCTGTTCCCGTAGCACGCTGCCCACCTCGAACTTTACCGTTATTATCCCGGACTTCTACTATAATTGTAGGAACAATCTTAACATTATGGATGATAGCAAGACCTTTCTTGTCATCGTGCGTATTCACATGTTCCCACTTCACTTCGGTAAAATCCTGCTTCAGCTGCTCAATTGCAGGCCTAATATGATGACAAGGAGCACATGTAGGAGACCAGAAATGATATGCTCGAATACTCATTCTACCTTTGTTATTGTAGGTACTTCGACTATTAAATGGTTTGCAGAAACGAGACGGTAACTTGTGCTGCGGTGCAACTTCTGCTTTGTCAGCTCAAACCCCTTCTTTTTCAAAGTCTTGGTAAGCGCTTGTAGTAGAGCAGTTTGAACAGCGCCCTTGTCCAACTTATCAATATTAGAATGGCACCAAGTCGCAAGATTAGCTTCCGAAACGGGCGGTCCCATCATCCAAATAGGCAACCCTTCAATTGGAACTTCCGCATTACTCACAACCTTGGCAATCGGAGCTTCCGGATCGAGAACACGAACGGCCATTTGATCAACCTTATTATTGTTGATGCTCTTGTAATCGTCGCCACCAGTATGTGCCTCAACATGAGAAATAATGAAAGAATTAAACTTTGATAGTTTGGTGGAAATATACTCAATCAGATCACGGTGACAGACAGGCTTATTCTGTTTTGTCTTCCAATCATTTGATAGCCATGCAGGAAGCCATGTGGTCAAGCAGTCCTTGGAATACATAGAATCTGTAAAGATATGAACATCAACTTCAAATCCAAAGTTCTTCTCGATAATGTCGACCGCTTGTAGAATCGCCCGAAGTTCGCCGCGCTGATTGGTTTGTGGTTCAGTTGACACTAAAAGTCCTGCTTGGCTAATTTTCTCATGTTCGGGGAAGAAGACAGCCCATGAACCACGAGCTTTCTTCTGACCATTGCTTGAACATGCGCCGTCGGTAAATACATTGATCACTACCATTATTTAAGAGTAGGACTATGAATGTAAGTAGGAATTCGTTTTGCAATACATCGGCTCATAATAGCCGACTGGATATTGGTAGGGTCTTCTACATGAAACCAAACTCTGCACTTAAATGACCTTTGTTCTAACGATCGTCGCAACATCTGTTGACATGAATATGTTAGGAACTCCGCGTGCAAAATGAGAAGGATGCGGAAACGGGTAGATTGTTTTGCCGCTACCTGAGAAATCCAATTATCAAACCACGGAGCAAATGTGTCTACCGAATTCAATTCTGCAGCATCCACTTCGGAAAACTCACACTCTAAACAATGTGTTTTTTTGTACTCATTCCATATCTTTATTGTTTCAAGATCATTCAGTGGCTCAAACAAAAAGTAATGTGGAGGAGGAAACAGAAGCATGTTAAACTTACTCATTTACTCCTGTTTAGACAGGATCTTCTTGATCGGGATTTCGGTTGAAACAATGTACAGACTGTTTTCCGTGGCTACAATATAGCAAGACTCACACTTAAAAACTGACTGAATCGTGGATGTGTACTCGGAATCTGACTTAACAAGATACTTTGTCGACTCCTGGACACCAATGCAGCACTTCTTCTCTAGGCTATCACCATAGTAATCTAGGTAAATTGGCTTATCTTCAGATACAGATACCTGAGCGGCGCGAACTAATACGCTGGCAGGGGGTACCGATACTGACATTTGTTTAAAGCTCTTGTTTGATCTTGAATCTACTGAACGCATTTAATAGCATCTTCTAGCTTGAAACGGGAGCGCATATTCAAACTTGGAAGTTCAGTTCTAGGTATTTCAAGAACTAACTGAATGAATCCGTGCATCAGCACCTGCAGATTCTTGGCTGAAGGTGGAAGACTCTTGGCGGTTTCAAATAGAAAATCTACATATTGTGTCGTATTTTCCTCAGACTGCTCTGTCTTGTCCTGCTTTGCCATTCCAACCAAATCCGCAGAAACACCAGTCATACACTCGCCAACGGTTTTTTCATCCACCAGTTCGCGGACAAATAACTGGGTCATAAACTTTGCATACCCACGGCGCTTCTCTTTCAATTTCATCCACTCAATAACTTTATCAGCATATCCAGCCTGCTCTGACGATGGATATGTAAGAGTTTCGGTCATATTATACAATTTGGGAAACATCTCAGTTTGGACGACCAAGTCTTCACGAATCTCGGGAACTTCATTTGCTAGTTTCTTGGCACAGTCTGCCATCAGAATCGAATACCCTGACTGAGAAATTGCCATATCGAATAAGAGAGTCGTTACTCTGAGACGAAAGTTCTCATCCCGCTTCTTAATGTTTACAATAATCTTTTCAGATAGTTTGTCCAGCGTTCGAGTCGAAATCTTATTTAGTGAACTGAACACATCATCATACTCTGGATCATCGCGCTCTTTGATTCGTCGTACTGATTCTACAAGAGCATTCTCTCTCCAATTATCAGGCTGCGCGGGCTTCTTTGGATAAAACTTTTGAGGAGTACGGTATGGCGCCTTGAATGGTACGGGGGTAATCCGCAGGCTTGCAATGTTATCCTGAACAATCTTTGGCAGCGACAACTTTGGACCGAAACGAGCCCCATACACTTGTTCTGCAGTGAGGCTCATTGTCATTGTTACTCATATTTCCTTTCTATGAAAAACGAATCCATTTTAAGTATATTCATTTAGTATAGGAAATGGGGTCAGAAATAGCTACCACAAAGTTCCAATATACTTGGATTTTGTGGTATCATGACCCAAACAACAAAGATTACTCGATGGATGGTTACTTAAAGTTTGTAGATATTTCCACTCCCCAACAGTTTTGGACGGTTGTGGATTCGATTTCAAAGGAAGCGTGGGAGTCAGGAATGTTCTTCTTTATGCGCCGAGGATTCAAGCCAGTTTGGGATGTGCCTGAAAATGAAGCTGGTGGCGCATGGTCAAAGAAGATTGACGCAGAGTCGGCTTATAATACATTTGTAGATATGATGGTTCATTGTGCTTCAAATGAACTTATGATTCATCGTCGCGAGACTCTCGTTGGAGCCACAATTTCTCCAAAGGGTCCTTTCTCCATCATCAAGATTTGGAACAGCACAACCACTGTCTCCGACAATTCATACCTGAATCCAAGAATGAAGTTCTTTAAAGTCGCAGAAGATGTTACGTATACTCCTCATAAAGCAAGACCTAAGTAGTAATAATGCAAATTATTATCAACGGTTCGGTAGTAGAAAAATTAGAAAATTATACAAGAAACACTATCAGTTTTTTGTATAGTTGGTTAACAACTGATGGAGAAGTCTTAGGATATATTTTAGGAGTTATTCATTTTGTTGTGAGTATGACTATTATCGCAATGGTTTTGGTATCGCATACTTTATATCCGGCATTTTGGTTTCAGTTGGGAGTGTTTGTGTGCCTGTTCATCATATGGCTTCAGCATATTTTTTTGAAAGTGTGTATTTCTATCGTAGCAGAACAAAAACTCACGAATCACGAACCGCCATTTTTAAAGATTATTCGAGATATCCTGGGAATTAATCCTGATCAGTTTACTACATATTTTGTTATCGCTGAAAGTATGGCAGTAGGTTGTTTAGGTCTTGGACTTATATCAAGAATGTCGGTCTATCTTCACGAGTTTTATGGATTTTACTTATAATGAGAGACCTGTTTACCGATGGATGGAACTCCTTTTGGCATTTCATCTTTGGGTTTTTGGGTGCATTTTACCATCCTGTTCTTTCAGTTTTTATAGTCTATCAGATGATTGATCCGTTAGAACATAATATGTTGATTGACATCTTTGAAGGAATGGTGGGGTTTGTTGCAGGCTTGTATGTTAAGCTGAACATGGCATCAAACACAGCTTGACGCTGCCTAAGTTCGCTACAACATACTGAATCATGAGGAACCAATCATTCTTCATGTGGATTTCGAGATTGTTACAAAGGTTGGTGCATTTTGTGAACAAAACAAGATGAGGTAGCGAAAAGTTACCAGTAACAATCTCATTCGTCTCTTTCTTCTGAATACTGAACTCGTTCTCAGAATCGCCCATAATCGTAGTACGAGACGCAAAGTGACCCTTGCATCCAAAAGTCAGTGATGACGATACATTCTTAATCTCTACCGTCTTTGCACCAAGTAAAGTCATATCACGGCAAATCTTCTGGAAATCAAGAGATGGCATCGTAATATGGGTCGAAAACTCAGTCTCTGGTAAAGAGATATCGGGCTCATCGCGATCAAGTAGATTGAGCTTGTAACGCGTAACTTGCTTCTTCTCTCCATCCTCTAGAAGAATACCTAGCGTATTTGGATCCGCCTGATCAACATAAAAAGTTACAGTGTCGTCATTTGTAGCCGTTCGCAGAATGCGGTGTAGGTGATCAGTATTAATACCAATGACGAACTTGGGAGCGGAATGGTTGTATGCAAACTTTTCAAACTTATCCGCATTTAATCGTAAATGAACGAGAACGGTGCGAGTATTGTCCATAGCTACCATACGAATTCCTTCCTTATCAAAAATCAGCGACATCTCTACAAGAATACACTTTAGAGCTTCCGTCAGTGTGCGAACAGCGCCAGTTTGGACAGTCTTCGCTTCCACAATAAACTCGGGCATTTTGTTGAATAAGTTTTGTTCGTTTAAAATCCTTTTGACCCATCCTGGATTCGAACCAGGGTTGCGAGATTCAGAGTCTCGCGTACTAACCAACTATACGAATAGGTCGGTTATACTTGAGTTTTAATCTTTAAATAGTTTCACGGCGCTCCAAAACAAAGTGAAACCATCCTTTCTTTGCAATGAACTCCATTTGGCGCATCACAAACCCGAATGACTCGATATTTAGTTCTTTTAAACTAATCAGAAACGCCGTAATGCTCGGATCTGGATGACAAGGGTTCACAAATCCTGAATCTCCCGGAACATCACAACGAGCGAGAATATCCCAAGCATTCATCGAAGAAATGACATAATACATTCGGTTCAATGATGCAATATCCGTTTCACTGAACCCCAAATTGAAGAAATTGCTTTCAGGTTGCATTACTTATCGTCCATTTTAATATCTTCGTTTCCATTTCCGCACATTGCGCCACCGCGAATGCTGCGCTTTACACTGACGATACGGCCATACTTGTTCTGCTTTAAATCTTTACGAGTAAGGCCGCCAGGAGTCTTTTCCGCAGTTCCATTCCAAACTTTACGGCGGCTACCTACCTTACGCTGTGTCTTGTTATTCGACATTATTTAATACCCCATTTATTATTCTTTGTAGGGTGTGGTATATGGCCTTTCGTCCAAAAAGAACTGTTTTCTAATATGTTGTGCTGTACACTGATAGGATACGATGAAATAAAAAGTCGTGAGAAATCATATTTTAAATCCAACATTTCGGTATATTTTTGAGCAATGTACGATGGCGTTATTTCAGAGTAATTTGAAGTATATAATATTGGGCAGTTTCCATATACTGAATGAATATGAGGATTGTCTTCCACGATAGGAATACATCCAGCTATAAGAGCCTCGTAATGTCTATGACAATCCACCCCATTCCCTTCAGGGCTTATCACAAACTTATAATTCGGCAAGAGTGTAAAATAATCAGATAAAGTTAACATATTGTTCCGGATTCCGTTCGATTCAAGTGTTTCTATAATTGTTGATCGATTCATTCCTTGCCTTCTTTGATCTGTATTCCGTATTCCACAAAAAACTAGGTCTGTATGAGTCCCTATTTGTGTTTCAAGTTTGTCGACCAACAGATATTTATAGTATAGTCCAATCGGAAATTGCTGAGGAGAATCGGATCCGTCTATAGCAGATGCATTCACAATTAAGTTCTTTTTAGGTTTACGAATTGTTTGCCATTCGCGCAACGTTATCATCGAAGGAACCTATTGTACCACTGTAACATTTCTTTAAGTTTAGCATCGGCGCCTCTTGGATCGGAAAAATGAAACATTTTATTGCGAAATTTATGTTTATTCCATATACGTGTTGGACTGTTAGAAAAAACCGCAGTACCCATTGAATAATTAGAATCGTTAATCGTGTCTCTATTCACCAAGTTACGCAAATTAAAATAAACATTCATAAACGATTGTTCGTAATAATAATAACTCGTATGGTTTTGAATCATAACATGTATGTTTGAAAAGTGTTCTTTCATTCTAATAGAATTCACAAACCCAAATATTCCGCTACAAAATGGGTATATTCTATTTTTTACTAAAAAATCAATGTCTTCTTTTGTATATGTATTTAATGAATGACATTTTTCGTAGTGAAACCCTAATTCTCTGTGCTCAATCGGAGCATGTAACTTATCATCATTAATCTTACTAAAAATATTAATTAGATCAATATCTACAAGTATATCTGAATCCATAAATAGTATCTTAGAATAGTTTGAAATGTCATAATTGAAAATTTGGAGTTTCTTCATTGACGAATCCATGGCAGATATAGAATCAGAACATGGGACTACTTGAACTCGGAACGCCTTAAGTTTTTCTACACATTGATCTACCAGCAAGTTGTCACATATAACCATAACATCAGTCGTGTTATGTTTCCGAAGTGAACGAATTGATAGGTATAGTAAATCTAAATAACCGGGATCAAATCCAACAGTATAGTAGACTAGATTCATTGTTTTCAAACCACAATTGAAGTTCAATATTGAAACTCAATTATGGGTTTTTGAAACCCTTACGCTTACAGTTACGGTCCAATTTGGTTTCATGTTTAGTTGGAGTACGCGAGGCCGCCCATGCCGGACATGACGCGGAGTACATTGTAGTTGAGCGCGTAGACGCGGACCTGGGCCGTGCGAGTGCCGGTCACCGTGTTGAGTGAGACCGTGAGCTGTAGCGTGGCCTTGTCGATACGGGAGAAGTTGCAGCTGCCAGAAGGCTGGTGCTCCTCAGGGCGTAGGGCAAATGAGTAAACATTAATGCCCGTGGATGGGGAGCGGCTGTGGTGCTGGTAAGGCTGGACCTTGTCGAAGTAAGAGCCCTCGCGCTCCGTGAAGCGGTCCTGGCCGTTGAGCTGGAGCTTGGCAACCTCGACCGGGTTCTTGCCCTCGCAGCGTACACCGGAGCCGAGAATGACCTTCGCGAGTAGGTAGTTGACACCCGTCTCAAACTCCTGGACGCCTGAGAGATCGAGCGTGTCGGCACCAATCACTGTCGAGTTCTCCGTCGCGCCCTGGCCCAGGTTCATCGTCGCATTCGAGGCGTTGGCACCGCCAGTGGCCGCACCCGAAGTCTGCGAGAGTAGAGATACAATGATGCCATCCGTGGAGAAGTCATCGGAGTAGTTGAAGGGCTGCGCACCGCCAACCGACGCGAGCCAAGTGGCCGTCGAGCAGTCTACGAATGAGTCGCGCTGGACGACCCACTGTAGCTCCTTGACAGGGTGGTTGAAGTTGAGCTGAACCTTGTTGGATGAGCTCGTGATCGACTCGGCACCCGTGTACTGTACCTGCTCAATGAGGTACTCGTGGGACTGCTGGGCGAAGCGGCGGCGCTCCTCCGTATCTAGGTAGACATAGTCGACATAGAGAGAGGCAGCGGCGAGTGACTGCGCATTGGCGGCAATTGGTACACCGACGCCGGCCTCGGCGTACTGGCAGTTCTGCCAGGTCTCGAAGTCTACATTGATGCGCACCTCGTGGTACTGGAGGGCGATTAGGGGAATCGCTACACCAGGGTTGCGGCAGAACCAAAACTGGAGGGGAATGTAGAGCGTCTTGGCGGGCGTGCCAGCGCGAGGTAAGCATGAGATCGTCGTCTCGTTCGCCGAGCAAGTCGTGTCTAGCTTGAGCGCGTTTGAGCGCTTCATGAGTACTAGGTCGTGCGTGTTGCCGACCATGGAGTCGAGTACGGCAATGTTACCAGCATCCGTGGCGAGCTGCGTCCAGATCTGCATCCAGTCGCCGTACTGGCGGTCAATGCGCTGGCCGCCGATCTCGAGCTCAACCTGCTTGATGAGGCGGTGGCCGATGTAGTTCAGCCAGCGGAAGCCGGCCGCAGAGGAACCGAGCTGCGTCGTAGTTGACACATCAATCGCGGGTAGTACAACCTGTACATAGGTCTTGTACATTAAGTCAGCGTTGCGGTTGATGACCGCCGTTACACGCTTGTTGAAGTCCGCCTGGCCGTTGAAGGTAACCTCAATGGACTCTACGGCGAAGTTCGTGTGGCGCTTGTATAGAATCTTCCAGAAGGTAATCTGAGGGTTGCCGGAAATATAAATATCCTGGGCTCCGTACGATACCAATTGCATCAAACCACCGCCCATTTTGTGTTTATGCTCTACTGCAGGAAAAAAAAATTGCAAGGATAAATGGACGCTCTACTTTTTCCGACCGCGAACCCCATCCTCAACACCTTTCTCCGCTCCGTAGTACTCATTTTAGCGATGGTTTTTGGATTTAAGACCACAATTTACACTGCATACTGGGGAGCAGTGATTCATGATGCGATCTCTCTTTGGCTCATTCGAAACATCGTTTGAGTCTCGAATGTGCCCCCTCGTGGAATCGAACCACGGACCTTTTGATGATTAGTAATCAATACAAATCAAACGCAATACCACTATGCTAAAAGGGCTTATTTTTATAAGAGTTAGTTGCCTGTAGATCCAAATCCACCGCCGCCACGGTTATCGGGAGGAGCAGGTAGATCCTCCAGAGAATCTACTAGAATAACTTCATTAAACGGAAGCCAATTATGCTGAACAATTTGGAAAAGCCGACGACCCTGTGGAATTGTGTAGTTTTGAAGTTTTGTATCCAGGCAATCTACGCGCGCAATCAGCTCACCACGGTATCCGGCATCTGCAAGTCCAATTTGGTTTGACATGCGCAGAGGTGTCAGACTCGTAGATGAACGGGCTAGAAGCAGATAAGGAGCCGGATTTCCAATAGAATCTAGAGCAGCAGCCACAACACCCGTTTTGATTTCTACGCCGAGATTGCATGGTAGGCAGTAATCCTTCGTGCATCCAGCACCCGCACACAAACAGTGCGAAAAGTCCAAAACTGTATTCTGTGAAATCAGATCGACTCCCGAATCGGTTGGACGACGGTTACGGACATGTTCGCGCTGAAGTTCGCGATGGCTGGGATCAATAACATAAAGATACAAACTCATTTGAATATATTACACCCGTTTCATGAAAGTCGATATTGGTGTGAAAGATATAATAACTAGAATCATAGCCGCAATTTGAGTGAGAATATTATAAACCATTTCCTGAAATGGAACTCGGCCTAAAGCGTATCCTGCAAACGCAGACAAAGGATTGAAGTATCCTGAAGTTATAGTATGAGCAATTGTTAGAAGAGAAAAATACACTAATCCCATCACTGTAGGATTTGCTTCTGTCAGTAATTTAGCATAGAGAACAGTTGTTGTTCCAACAAGTTCAATAAAGTACTTGTACATTACTTTAATACTAGCTAAAAGTTACCATACTCCAAACTGGGGGTTGTAATTCACAAACTTATTTTCAATATTACTGAACCCCGGTTTTTGTACACACAAAGACGGTTGAATAATATACCAATTATCTCTTTCAATTAGGTGCATCCAAATACGATCAAGTGCGTAAAGAGAATACTTATCTTCATTGTTTATAAGTTTTTCCAGTCCATCTTTGAAGGTTTCAAGTAGAGTTTGATAATAATGATTGTTGACTAAATATGCAGTTGCAGTAGATACAAATTTAGCTCTATATGTTGTTGGATCGTACTGAACACATGCACCACCCAAACACAAAACATCGAACGGCTTGGATACTAGTTGTTGATAAATAGGATATCCGACATCAAACTTATTCCATATCATATCATCTTCTACAATCAAAACATTCTTCCAGTTATTTTGAATAGCTAGTTCAACGACTGCAATATGACTCATTGAACATCCAATTGCACCGTTGCGATGCTTGATAGCTGGAAACCGCATAATCTTTTCCGATGGAAAAACAGACAACTCTTTTTCTACGTCTGCTCGTCTATCGGGCCTTTCTTCTAAGTTTATGTAGACAACCTTTTCAATGTGTTCAAACATTTACATCTACAACCACGACCCCATTAAAATAGTAGTTTCCATATGTGTAGTTGTTAAACCACTTCGATGGCATAAAAATAGGTCGGTTTGGGTTTAAGTAAGCTCCCCACCAAGAAAATGAAGAGTTTGCGCAAATACATCCCTTGCATTGACTCATTAAGTATAAACTATCTATCTCAGACTCCTTTATGATTGGAAACTTATTGCCTAGAAGTCTGCTCGCATACTCACTATCATTTGTGAATATCACAAACTCTTCATTCTTACACAACTCCAAACATTTCTTATAATACCAAGTTAAATCAACATTATGTATTTTTTTACACTCGTTCAAATAATCTCCACCTCGCACATGAATAAAGTATTTTGTATTGATATCGGGATATTTAGCTAGAATCTGAGTATCAAATACTAGTTTTGGAATAAAGGTCTCGCGAACAATATCGGTATACTTAAAGTCTTGAAAGTATCCATGATACATAGTATTTAAGTTCCAACCTAAATCTAAAGTCATATTATCTTCGTTGATTATAATGTGGATTTGCTCATATATATAATTCCAAATCCAGTTCTTGAATATGGATTCAAAATAGTTTGCATTTGAATGCACTGTTCTAGGGCTTTGTACAGTGAGTATTTTTCCAAGAATGTTATTTCTCTTTGAAACATAGTCTAGAAAAGCAAGTTGAAAAAGCTGATTTCCTAGCCCGCCTTGGAGATAGACTGTTACAAACATTACTTATTTACTTACAATGTGTTTATATTACT